CCGCTGAAAAGCGCAAAGCGTTGGAATACTTGCTTAAAATATCGAGCGAACAATTTCGGCCTATTATTCAGCGTAAACTAGACGTCACAATCACTATCGAACGGAACCCAAATGAGATATTTCACAAGATTTGCTCATGCATTCGCGCCGTAACGGGTGCGGGTGACTTCGAGAAAACCGCATCGCGCGTTAGAAGTGAGGCGTTCGGGCGTCAGCTCGCGTCTTATTTTATGCTTTTGGAGTACAAAGAGGTTCCAGGTTTCGGGCTGCAAAAAATAGGTTCGTTTTTCGAGCCTAAAAAGCATCACGCAACGGTGATTCATTCACGTCGGCAAGTTGAAAACTCCTTTTTTACCGACAAAAAGAGCGAAGCGGATATACTTAACATTGCCGAGTGCCTTGCCGAGTTCGGTATAAAGGAACCCTTACACATAGTTCAACAATTAAAAACAATCAAAGATGCAAAAAACAAAAAGTAAAAAGCCGTTTCATTACATTTCGACGGCGATTCAAGATTTCCACAGCGATCGTTTGAAACGTTACGCTAAGGCAGTCAACCGAAAAGAGGAAATAGTTGTAACTGAGCTTATTCTTATGCACCGCGCGGGAATCAATATCGCCCAGCATATCTCCCATACAATCGGCGAAGACCACGAACAATACACCATAAAGCTCGAAAACATGGGCGAAAACTCAATGCATATAAGATGAATCAGGAACAATTATATGCAATCGTGCGCGCGCGTTTCGTGCTCATGTATCGCGACTTCGGTCTTTATCGCTGGACAGTTCGCAACCTCTCGGAATTAAAGCCCGCTTATTTAGCTGGGTTATTCGTTTCGATTGTGGCCTATTTAGGCGAAATGAATAAGTTTTTTATTGCGATTTGGGCCGCGTGTTTCGTGCTTCACATTTGGCTGTGTGGCGTCGAGCATTTTCTAATCGGACTACGCCTTAAAAAAATACTTAACTCGCTTAAAGCGGAGGGAATACATTTAACTTTGAATGGCTTACTTCGCATTTGCGAACCAGTTATTCCCGAATGATTAAGTATCTACCTCGGCAAATGGAGGCGTTGGAGGCGCTGGCTAACGATTGCCCCGCCGAGGTGGTTCTTTTTGGGGGCGCCGCTGGAGGTTCAAAGTCATTCACGGCGTGCGCGTGGCAAATCATGCGTCGCGTTAAGTATCCAGGTACGCGCGGGTTGCTCGGCCGTTCCAAACTAGACACGTTAAAAAAAACAACGCTAAGAACCTTTTTTGAGGTTGCTCAGCTCATGGGCTTAAAGAGCGGGAAACATTACACGTTCAACGGTCAATCGAACATTATTACATTTTGGAACGGCAGCGAGTTAATCTTAAAGGACTTATTCGCTTACCCTTCCGACCCGAATTTCGATTCGCTTGGAGGTTTGGAAATCTCCGACGCAATAATTGAAGAGGTCGCTCAGGTCACAAAAAAGGCCGTTGATATTGTGCGCTCGCGTATGCGTTACAAGTTAAAGGAATACAACCTAGCGCCTAAACTTCTTATGACGTGCAACCCGACAAAGGGCTGGCTTTACAATGACATATATGATCCATGGCGAAACGGCGCCTTGAATCCGCGATACCGATTTATTCCCGCGCTGCCAGGTGACAACCCGCATTTGCCCGAATCCTATTTGGATATTTTGCGAACAATGAACGAGGTTGATCGCAAGCGTTTAATGGAGGGTGATTGGGACTTTGACGAAAGTATTGACCAGCTGTTCAACTATACCGACTTATTACGCTGTTTCCAAATTGGGAAACTGGAGGGCGAGTATTTCATCACGGGGGACATTGCCCGACTGGGGAAAGATAGAACCGTTATCGGCCTATGGCGAGGGTTTGAACTTATCGAAATTAAAGAACTCAGGAAATCCAAAATAACGGAAACTGTGGCCGTGATTAAATCAATGATTTCCGCAAAAGGTGTGAAGCTCGGGAATGTCATTCTAGACGAGGACGGAATCGGAGGCGGTGCGGTTGACTTGGTCGCTTGCCGCGGGTTTCAAAATGGATCTAGAGCAAAGCATCCCGAAACCTACACCAACTTAAAAGCGGAGTGTTATTTTAAGCTCGCCGAATTAATCGAGAAAGGCAAGGTTTCGTTTCCTGAGAATCACCGCGACACAATAGTTAAAGAACTGGATATGATTCGCCGCCGTCGTCCTGAGGCCGATGGCAAGTTATCCGTCACCAGCAAGGAAGAGTTAAACCGAATGCACGGAATAAGCCCCGACTTTGGGGATATGATCATGATGCGCTGTTATTTCGAGCTATATCCGAACTACGGACGTTACGCCTATGCTTAGTTATTCACAACGAAAGGCTCGTGTTTATTGGGTTTCTTAGGGTTATTCACAGTATTGCACAAAATTATTTTTGCTTTTTATTTGGTGTATCAAATATGCAACATATATTTGCCTCACAAAACAACAAAACAACAACATGAAAAACTCAAAAACTGACGCGATCGACTTGCTAATTCTAGCCGTGTTTATTACTATTCTTTGCATTTATTTTTAATCCTTAAAACAATAGTCAAATGTTTACTTACAACAAAACAACAGCGACCGAAGAGGTCACAATCCAAACCCCGTATTATTTCCGTGATACTTACAATGTCATGATGATAACCGAAGAGAATATACTCGTTAAGGTTTACGACGACGGCTCAGTAGTTAAGTTCACCTCCGCTATCTCCAGCCATCTAGCGGCCATGAAATCGGAAACAACCGAGGCCGACTTTAAGAACGCTTTAAGAAACGCACTAAACAAATTAGATCAACTACTATGAAACCCGAGCAATATATCATGTGTCCCGAATGCAGCGGCAATGGCGTTGTTTACGAAATGATTTCGTGCGGGCGTTCAATGTCCGATTGCTGCGGCGGTTGCACACGCGACGTTAAGTGTGAAAACTGCGACGGCGGCGGCGTTATCGAAAACGAGGATTTCTTTTATTCTTAATTACATTTGTCGAAACACAATCAATCAAAATGGAACAATTAGAACAACTCCAACGCTTTACGGCGCGGCTCAACTCCGAGCCCGCCCCTGAATCGCTTGAACCAACTCCCGACAACCGAGCGAAAACGGTTACAATTAGCCACATAGAAATGACGCTTGATGAGCTTTTCTTTGGGCAATGGTCAACGTGCAACTTCACTTGGTCAGCAATCGCGAACGAAGTTCAAGGATCGCTCACGCTCGAAGTGATTCACCCAGTAAACGGACAAAAGATTACGCGAATAGGCGCGGCCTCCGTTGTTATCATGGTTGACAAAGTACCGCAAGGCATCGACGGACAAGAGCGAAACCAATGGGCGATTAACCCCATGAATAAGAAACCGAATGCGCTCGATTTGGCTTTTCCAAAACTCAAAGCCGAATGCCTTAAGAACGCCGCGCAGTCGTTAGGTAAAATCTTTGGCCGCGACATTAACCGAAAACGCCAGGACGTTTACCGCCCGTTCCGAATCGCTCCCGAGCTTCCAGCCGCGACTATGTTAAAAATCGAATCCGATATAGCAAACGGCGTGAGTGAATTCGATATTCGCAACGCGCTCGAGATATTGGGAACCCAAGTCAGCGACGAACAAAAGCAGCATATCAATAACCTATTAAATTCACGCGAATGAGCTACGCTACCGAACTACTAGAACACGCAAAAAATAACTTAGCTTGGGATAAAATCCGCCTAGGAAAGTTTACCGCCTCGCGTTTGGGCGATTTAATGACGTCGCCGCGTTCCAAGGCCTCAAAGGATGCTGGAGAGTTAAGCCAAACGGCCATGAATTACGTTATTTCCCGCGTTATGGAATGCGCGACAGGGCAACCGTCCGACGAAATATCAAGTAAATACACCGATTGGGGCAACGAATGGGAGGAAACGGCCCTATTGAAACTCGCCGAGGCAATCGAATGTCCTTTAGATCGCGTGAACTTACGCCCTGGGTTTCGAATGTTTAACGATTACTCAGGCGCGAGCCCTGACGCGTTCATGGATTTTGAGGGTTGCACAATAGGCGTTGAGATAAAATGCCCATATAACTCGATAAATCATTACTATCACAGCACAATAAGAAATGCTGAGGACTTAAAAGCGGTCAATCCTCAGTATTACTGGCAAGTTCAGTTTAATATGCTAACGTTCAAAATGGAGCGATGGATATTCGCGAGCTTCGACCCGCGACAACCTGAAAACCGCATTCTCTTTTGGTGGGTTATTGAGGCGAACCCCGAAGATATGGAGCTCGCTTGCCAGGCGATTGAACGCGCCGAAGCTAAGAAACAAGAACTACTTAATAATTGGTTACACATTTAACACTTAAAACAATGGCGAGTAAAAGAAAGCTAGTTATTGAACGAATAGAGGCTATTCAAGATTTATTAAGTAAAAACCCAAGCGGGTTAAAATCAACGGAAATCTCTAACGTATTGAATAACGATCCTATGGGAACAATTCAATCCACACTTAGCACAATGAAAAGAACGGGGAATTTATTATATGAAAATGAACTGTACATTTTGCCCTTATTCCCGAAGAGTGCCGCTGAGATTGCGAATAATCTACAAAACTATCGACGCGAATACAATCGAGAATATAAAAGCAAAGCGAAACGAACTCCGACTATTTTCGACCAAGCCAAGCCAGTCGAGGCAAACGCTATTCAAGACGCGATCACGTTATTGAAACGAAATGGATTTCGTGTTTATAAGTCAGTAACTGAACTTAAAGAGGTTTAGTTAAATTTGTACAGCTCACCCGAATGAAAAAGAACTTAAATATCCATTCCGTCGCATTGCCATAAGCCTTTCGGCTGCGGGTGAGCCTTTGCGTGCGGGATGGGTTTTTGTTTTATGTCACAAACTGGAATCTCTTTTTTGTATAAAGAACAATCCGCTGTTATTGTTCGCGTCGAGGATTTGCTGGTAATTCAAATAAACCGTGAAAATATGAACGGAACAATAACCCAAGTTTGGATCAAACTAGACAAAACCCAGGAACAACGTTTAATCGAATTTTTGACGAATGAAAAATAACGGTTATTCATATTCGCGCGCTTGGTTCGATTTCGCTTTTGAAACGGACGCGGTGAAACCCGTTCACACCGCCTTGTTCTTTTGGATCGTTGAACTAAACAATCGCCTTGGCTGGAAAGAACAGTTCGGTTTACCAACGCTGGCCACAATGGAAGCGCTGCGAATCGGAAATAAGCGGACGTATTTAGCCGCGTTCAATGATTTAGTTTCATGGAATTTTATAGAAGTCGTTTCGGAATCTAAGAACCAATATACCAGCGCGATAATCAAAATATGCCGTGGCAAAAATGCCACAGCAAAGGTCACGGCATTGGATACGGCACTGATACGGCATTGCCCCAGCACTGATACCAGCACTGCCCCCATAGATAAACAAAGAAACAAGGAAACAAAGAAACCAAGAAACAATGAAACGAGGTTTACACCCCCAAGCGAAAACGATTGTTTCAATTATTTAGGTCAGTATGTAACCGAAAAGCGGTTGGATTGGTCGGATGAAAAAATAAACCAGGTGGCGTCGCGGTTTTTTAACTACTATGAAACCGTTGATTGGTTTCGCGGAAAAGTTAAAATTAAAAATTGGCACTCCGCTTTGCGAAATTGGGTAGGAAATAATGATAAATTTGAAAATTCAAACACAAATCAAAATGCAAAACAATCAACTAGAGAAGCTCGACAAACTGAGCTGGAACGATTCAGGGCCGAACAGTTCGCGGTTATCGCTCGTGCAAATTCTCCAATGTGAGGACTTAAAA